GCTTACGCCTTGCTGTAACCATGGGTGAACTGTAAGTGGAACCATCTTACCAGTGACTTCGTTATAAAGAGCACCGATAGTTGCACCACCAACATAATCGCCTGATTCTGTCTGAGTAAGGTTCAAACGATAGTTCGCTGTTGAACCGTTCTTAATGGAATCAGATAGTTGCTTGCGGTCTGCACCGTTGATCAAAATCTCATCTGGATCAGCCTTTACAGAATTGTAAAGATTGTAGAATACTGTCTGGTATTCAACGCCCGGATTAGATGTGCTAAATGCGGCACCATTACGGTTATTGTTGAAACCTGAGTTAGCACCTAGAACAGTTGGAAGAATTCCGTCATATCCTGTTGAGAAAGCAGATGTGTCTGCGTTCGCACGAGATGCTGGTGCTCCAGTTGTTGAAAATGCAAAGTTATCGCCACTTAGATTAATAGCAGCGGCACCTTGAACAACGCAAGAGTTGCCTTGAGATACACCAACAAACTTACAGTTTGCTGTACCTGTTGCAGTTCCAACGTAGATATTGTAACCAATAGCACCTGCTACTGCTGTCCAAGTTAGATTAAGAACATCACCGCTTGCGATTGTTTCTGAGGCTACTGCAGAAACGATTGACTCACCGAATCCTGAACCTGAGATACCAGCGTTTGCAGTAATGTAAATGTAGTAAGTACCTGAAGCAAGAGCAGTTTGACCTGCACCTGCGGCTGGTGAGGAAGCAACGATACCTGTTGGTGCAGATAAAGCACCGACATAAGGTGAGGCTGTTCCACGTGCGAATAGCATCATTCTTTCTTCCATCAACATTGTTGCGTAAAGTGTTGAAGTTGAAGATAGTTGACGAAGGTCTTGGTAACCCATACCTGAGAAGTTAGCATCAAAAGATACCTGATCAGATAGTGAGTATGAGTTATACGGGAATACTACATCGTACGCATTGTAGGAGATCTGAGGACCACGCTCTAGGTAGAACGGATTAGCCGCACCAGGAGCAAAGTTATTCTGAGTTGTCTCAGTAATACCAGGCCAGATGTTTCCTTGTCCTCCAGTACCAGTACCAGTGTATCCTGAGATAACTTTGATACGGTGTGAAGTACCAACACCCTTCTTACGCGGAATCTTGTTGCGCAATGGGGTTGGGCGTGGTGTTAATAGTTTTGCTGGAGCCTCAAGATCAAATGCTGCAAAAGAAGATGATAGAGGTGTGGTCAGCGTAATTTCTTTAGCAATATCAGCACTTACTGTGCGTTGTGTTGCCAAAGCATTTTGTAGTGAGCCTAGAACTTCAGGGCTTAGGCTCTTGTTTGAAGCAAGTGCTTCTAGTTGTGCAGTTGGGTTCTCACCCATTTGTCCATTGACGAAGGAACGAGGTGATGAGAGTGACTTACTCAACTCACCTACGAATTCTTCATGGCGCTCTGCGGCAACTTTAGGACTTGACTCTGAATAGAGGTCAGATGCTTTTAAGTTTTCCATGTTTATCTTTCTAGTAAAGAGTTACTTAGATTCTGCTGGAGTTTCCGTTTTGGCAAGAAAATCTTTTGCCATTTCACGGTAGCCTTTTGCTAGAACCTTGTCGGTAGTGGCACTCGCTTTGGCTAAATAAATCTCAGCCTTTGCTTTCCACTCGGATGTTTGTTTTTCGCCTGTCGCTATGGTAGATCGTTTAGGACCACCACCTCTTGCGAGAGATTTTGCCGTTGCTAGTTCAGTTTCTAATTGGTTAGCCTTGTTCTCTACCGCCTCATTTGCGGATTTCAACATAGCAACTTCTTTTTCTACCGACTTCATAGCACTCTTTACGGCTTTCTCAATGATACTGGTTAAGTTAGTATCAGCGAGCAGGGACTTACTCGTTTCGGGTTCAACCTCAACGAATTCTTCTATTGTTTCCTCAGTCACAGATGGCAACACTTCAATAGTTGAAGGTGGCGTAATTGTGTCTAAAGATTTTGGTGTTTCTGTTGGGCTGATCATTGTTGCTGTTGATACATCAGTACGACCATGAGCATTAGCAGGTTGATCACAACCACACTCAAGGCACTTGTTTCCAGTAACTGACTTATCAGCCATAGAATTATCTTCTACTACTATTTCTTTCTTTGCTTCACCAAGTTCATGCTCAGCCCCACTACCAGCAGGACCTTCAGCAGTTTCTTGTTCGGCTGACTCACCGTATTGTTTCTCAATATCATCATACCCGTATTCTTTACACATTGACTTACACTCATCAAGTGCTTGCTTAGCCATGGCATAGCGTTCACTCATTTCTTCGCGTGAAGGAATAGCCTTAGCCTCACCATTTACGGGTGTTTCTGTTTCGTGCATTTCTTTTTCTTCTATGGTTGTTTCCACTAGTTCCTCTACTTTCACTAACGAAGTTTCACCTTCAACAGACTTAGCCAATAGTAACTGGCAATTAGGGTTTGCTGGGCGATCTACTAGACTAACTTCTACAATTTGACCGTCAATAATCCTGCCATTGACCGCCTTTGTATCTCGGACAACTCTAGGTGCCCGAATTCCGATTGAGAAGCCTTTAAGGACACCAGTTTCTACCTTCTTCACAGAAACAGGGTCAACTACTAAGGCTGAGATGTAATGTCCATCTGCCTTTGCTTCATATTCTTTTGCCACACCTGCGGCGATATTGCTGTGCTGTTCTCTGATATTGCCACCAGTCATAAACCACTCTGGCATGGCACGACTTAACCAAGCATCATCTGCTATTTGTTGATCAATGTCCAAACTATCATCTGTTGCCTTACCATAAACCGTCAAAGTGCCATCAGAATTTTTATCTGTCTTAACGATCTCTGCGTATGTAGTAGTTAGATCTTTCATATTTCCTCACTTTGGGTTTGTCTGGTATCAACGATATATGGTGCTATGTCGCACATGCAGTTCGGGTGAACTGGTGGGTCACCATTTACCCATTGTTCGCCAATTTGGATAGGCGATTGGTTATAGTTTTCTTGGCACTCATCACATGGGTCAGCAACTAGCCACTCAACCATTTCTACACCTGATTCTTGGTATAGTTGTTTGCTGGCTTGAACAACTGATCTACTCATCTCTGTTTGAGCAATAGTCAATGCCCTAACTGGGTCATCTAGTAATTGATCAAGCAGGATAGATACTTGGCTTGGTGCTAATCCCTGTTCAAGAGCGTTAGCAAGTATTGTGCCTATTCTTTTAACTGTGGTTCTTGTGATCTCATCACTTGTATAACGACCACTTGAAATTAGATTATCAAGGGCGGTTGGTTTTCTCATTAATAATGCGGCTGGTTTATTTCCTGGTGTCCAGTTTGCCCAATTTGTTCTAAGGGCTTGAGCCACTTCATCACGAGAAAGTTCTTTTTTGATCATTTGCTTAGCAATTTCATAATTTGTTATTGCTTCACCTAAGACATAAGCATCAGCATAAATTCTAGTTAAGACATCTCTAACTGGTTTGGTTTCAACGATTACATTAACCATCGCCCAATCTTGTGCTTGTGCTGTAGTTACCCTTACTCCCTCAATATCGGGGTGATGGGCTTGAAACCATGCCTCAGTAACTGAATTTACATCCACAGAGGCAACGATAGCATTTCTAATTGCTCTTATGTGCCGAAGGGCAAGGCGACGCTTTAATCGCTCCCGATTCGGTTTCATTAGATACCAAGATAGCGTTCAGCGTACCAACGGGCGGCATCTAGGTCACCAACATAAACATACTTATTGAGTATCTCAGCATAATCATCTTCTATATGCTCAAAGTTAAAGTTGCGTTTGTGGTTGCCTTTTCTAACCCACTTGAGAAATGTCTTTAATTCTTTCTCAACTGCACTTGTTTCTTCTTCAACTGTTTCCTCAGTCGCCACAGCCTCAGTTTCAGCAACGCCAGCCTCAGGGGCAGGAACATTACCAACTTCAACTTGGTTCTCAACGGGTGTTGCATCTTCACCGCTAAGAGCGCTCGCATAAGAAGCAGTTGCCGCATCAATAATCCCATCTGGGCTTAGGAAGAATAAACCACTACCAGAATATAGCATTGGCATATCGGCTTGAGGTGTATCAAGTAATGGTAATCCCATATTTGACCGAGCCTCATTAACTGTGCGCCCGCCATTTTTGAGTTCAATATCAACTTTACGAGCCTCAGCCTCAGTATCTATCTTGCTTTCAAATAGAATCTTAAACTCTAACTCTCTTGGCATACCAAGATATAGATAAGAAATGTTTGTTAGTTGCTTAGACAACCAATTAGCAAGAGGGGCAATACCAATGCTCTCACCTGATAAGGTTTCGCCTTGTTGCAATCCACTTGCGCCTAATGAGCCTGAGCCACTAAAGCCAATTTCTGAAGGCAAGACACCAAAGTGTCCGCAAATGCTTGTAATCAGGTAGTTATCAAATTCTGATTTGAATTTCTCACCATAACCGTCAAACTGTTGAGGTTTGAATCCAGCAGGAAGAATTCTTGCTCGTTTTCTTTGTGCCGTTTGTCCTGCAAGATCATCATTAAAGATATTCTCATAGGCTCTAAGCAATTCAGGATTATTACCAAAGTTAGCATCTGTTTCAAATAACAACTCAGGCAAGACACCGTCAGTATATTCAGCCCGTAGCCATTGTTGACGGCGTAAGTAGATGTCTGCAATAGGTAAGGCACGCTCAACAGGTGAGAATCCATATACTGTCCAAGAGCGTCTGTTCTTGATCAAGTAAATTAACTCATCTGAGGTAAATTCACCATCTGCATCTTCACCATCTGTGCTTGCCATAAATTCTGACCGTGGGAAGCCGAACAGAATTTGCTGGTAGGCAGGGTTTGGTGCCATTGGGCGCATACCACGGTCATCAATTAATGGTTTAATTGTTGAACCATCTAGTATCTGCAATCCGTAAAGATCACCGCTTACTGACTGTTGAGGCCATATAGAAAAAGCATCTAATACTAAGATGTCTTCAAGTGCTATATTAATCCAGTCGTTAAAAGTTAAACCATTTGACTTATCAGGTTGCTCCCAAAACTGGCGAAGGCGGTTAATTTCATCTGTATATCTACCACGAGCATCTGCCATCGCTCTCACATGATCTTTACCAGATTCAGATGATATTTTCTCAGAAGCATCTTGGCTCATAACAATATCCCAGTCATAACTGGTAATTTTTGCTTTGATCACTTCAACACATCTTCTTAAGATATCTATTTGATCAGCCGCAGAGCGTAAAGTTGTAAATGGCACCAATCGGGTTGGTGTGATATTGATATTCTGAGCAGTTTGGTATTCATAACGGCGTGGGTCAGCACGACCATCTTCACGAACAGGGTTAATAGATCCCGGAATTAATGGGTTACCTGGTGTAAAGGGAACTGTCGGCCATATTGGATTGCGTGGCAAAGCAACAGATTGACCATACTGCTGGGTATAAATGCCAGCACGATTTACCATGTCTTGTTCAGACATAGTTACCGCCCCTGCTGGTAAATTCGGTGCTTTCTGAATTTCCGTTGCAAGGGCTCTTGCTATTCTATCTAGCAGACCCACTGGCTTAGCCTCCTTAGCCTTGGACTACTACGCGATATTGACTTGAAGTAGGTGCGACAGAGAATAGCAGAGTAATTGTGTTAGTGGTAGCATGGTTTACATCACAAATTACTTCAGCGTATGGGCTTGAATTATCATAGACAGTTACCTGCACATCTCTAGTGCCTAAGTTATGAGTAATGGTGTATGAAGTAGCCGCACCATCTCCAACATCTGCACCATACTTGCGAACCACGACTGCTGTATCAATAGCAACAGTATTAGTTAGAACAGAAATACCAAGTCCTGCGCCTACTGCAAGATCAGTCGTTAGATTAAGACCTGAAGTGGTAGCAAGTTTGATCTCAGCACCACTAGCACCTGTCTGTAATCCATAACCTGTGCGTGGTTCAAAAGTAAAGTTTGTGCCAGTTAGTAATACACCATTAGATGCTGTGTAAGTTCCTGCACCTGAGAATTGAGCAAATACTAAACCAGTTGTGTTTAATGTAATTGGATTATTTGTAGTTAAAACCCAACTTGTGCTTGCCAAAGATGTGCCTTGTTCAACAAAAGTAAACATGCCATCTGTAACTTCAGCAGATGTGTTGGCATCTGTTGAACGAGTTAAGACATAAGGAGTTGAACCATCACCAACAGTAGTTACTACATAGATACCGTTATAAGGTGCGTTACCACTTGTCTCATTTTTAACAAGAATACGATCTGCAACGCTAGGGGTAGTTCCATCAATAGACAAAGCACCGTTAGCATCTGCTGTAAGTGTGCCACCTGCTGTTGAAGTAAAAGTAAAGGCTGATAGTGCACCAGTTGTAGCAAGGCGAACAGAAGCCTTTACATCTAAGCCTTGTGCAACAGAATCCACATAACCTTTATTAGCGGCATCTGTGTCTGCTGATGGTGCGCCTAAGCCTGTTAGTTTGTATCCTGCCATAGCCAAATCTTGAGCAGGTGTAAAGGCGTGTGTGTGATCTTCCTTAGAAGGTGTAGTTGCTGAACCTGCTGAGCCAGCCGCACCGCTAATAGCATTTGGTGTTGCTGTGCCTAGAGCAGGTGTGCCGTGTGTGTGATCAGCCCGAGCGTATGTGGTTGCTGAACCATCACCACTTGAAGCACCATAAGATGTTTGAGCAGTTACTGTGCCAAAGGCGTTAGTTTGTGTCCATGTTGAGCCATCTGAGTAATAAAATAAGTATGTGTCTGTTGCATAGTAGATAGTTCCTGCATCAACAGTTCCAGCCGCAGGGCGGTTAGCAAGCAAGCCTGACTGAACAGCATTACCAGCAACTTCCCACCGTGTGCCATTGTAAATATAAAGTTGGTTATCTACAGTATTGTAGTAGATCTGTCCAGCAGAAGGAGTAGCAGGTGCAGTTGCGAGGTTTTGAATTACCGCATTCTGTAATTCATTTTTAGTAAGGTCAATACTGACCAAGAATTTTCTTGCCATGTTTTTTCTCCTAGACTATATACGCAACGCCTGTAAATGCGCCCGTAAATTGGATTACCATTTGGTTTACTGTTGGATAACTAATTGCACCTTCGCATTGTGTTCCACCTGAATCTAAAACAACCGCAACAGGATTAAAACCTAGGTTGTGGTTAATTGTCCAAGTAGCACTAGATACTGCTTGTGTGTGAGTATAAGCAACATCACCAGGGCTGAAAGTTCCAGCAGGTCCTTGAGGACCAGGTGCAGTTACTCTTACTACAGGTTGAGTTACTTGAACTATTACAACTTCACTCATGTTCGGGTCACCTGTGGGCTCACTTCTACTGTTCCTTGAACAAGTCGGGTTACTACATTTGAGGTTGAAGTAATTTCTAAGTCATAGGCATACTTACCATTAGTAATTGCTGTAGTTTGTTGGGCTGTTGCACGGACAGCAAGTGTGCCTGTTGCACCTGTAATAGTTATACCATTACCGTTAGTTAAACTCAACACAGTAGTTTTTGCTAATGGGGAAGTTCTAATCTGTAATGCGGCGGTGTAGTTAGTTATATTTACTGCTGTGCCGTTTGGGTTTTCATAAATAAAGGTAATGAACCAGTCAGCACCTTGATCAATAGTGGTGTTATAGGTTACTGCCACTACTCTCTCCTAACGCTTGATTACAATAAACACAAACTGCTTCTGTTTTCTTATTTGGCATCTTACATGCTGGGCATATAGTAGCCATACTTGCTAATACTGCTTGAGAACTTGAGCCATCTTTTAATTCTGTTAATGCCCACACTAAGGCGTCTAGCCTATCAGGACTTTGTCTGCTTTCAGGTGTCCAAGTAACCATCTGATCTTCAAGTTTAGAAAACATACCAACATGGTGAACTCTGCCCTGCTCATATAATGCAGAAATTGGTTCAGCCCTAAGTTGTTTACCCCTTGAGGCAACCACTTTCTTAACAGGCACTAATCTATCAACTTGCTGGATGGTTGCAATAATCATGTCGCCACCGTTATTGGTTTCAGCAATAATCTTATCTGCCGACCAATCATTAAATGCTTGAACAGCCCTACGCCCCCACCCGTCAGGTGTTGCTTTGAGTGTTGCATCTTCAAGCACATAAAAGTGCCCTTCAGATGTTGCACCTGCAACAACTATTCCAGTTTCATCACTATCTTCACCTGAAGTAACTGCTGGGTCAATGGCTACAACTATGCGGTATAAAGGTGGCATGTCTTTGATCTCAAGGCGTTTTTCTTCTATCCATGCCCTTGTCCAAAGTGCACCTTCCATGTCTTCAAGTAATTCACCTTGAAGTTCCTGCCTACCTAGACGAGTATTTCCATACCTTGCCTCTAGTTCAGCGAGCGCAGTTTCTGCTAAGTTGGCTCTGTTTTCATAAGTTGAGCCTCTAGTGATTACTGCACTATCTCTTTTTAATAAATTCTTTAGTAATGGAACAGGTTTAGGTGTTGTAGTTATAACTGTCTGTGGGCGCTCGCCTAAGCGTAATCCAAACTGTAATTGATCATACGCCTCAGGTCTTACCCATGCGGCTAACTCATCACACCATGCCCCATGATGCTGAGGACCTCTAAGTCGGTCAGGCTCTTCAGCCGAGAACAATTTAATTCTTGACCCATTGGTTAAAAGTATTTCACCTATTGAGCGATTCCAGTTAGCAAGTGCCTTGTATCTATTCAGGATATTAATTAAACCCGATTCACCTTCAGCACATGTATCTCTAGCATCAGCAAATGTCGGTGCAACAACTGCCCATCTAGTTCTGTCCTGTGTAATTGCATGGTGAGCAATCCACTCAGCACCTGTTCGGGTTTTACCCCAACCACGCCCCGACATGATGAGCCAAGTTAACCAGTTACCGTCAGGCGGTAATTGATTTTCCCGAGCATCTTCAAGCCATAGTAGGCGAGATGCCACCATCCAGTCTGCTTGCGTCAGTTCTATTTCTAGCGACAAGGTGTGCTAACTCTTTAACTCTCTGATCAATTTCACTACCGCCTTCATAGATAGTTACATCATGTTTTATCTTGTTCTCATCAAGACCAAGATACTTTGCTCGCCTGTCCATGATCTTAAGAACCATTAGTGAGGCTTGCTGTGCGGCATCTGGGTCATTTTTATTTAATGCCCTAGGAAACCAATACTGTGCCAGCCTATCTAATCTTTCTCGCTCTTGTGATCTTACCTCATCGGCAGGTTCTTGAAGTGTCCGTTTTAATGCTCTTTCGTAAGCATTGTATGCGGCACCTTTAGAGGCATATCCAACAGCCTGAGCAATATCATCCCACTTCACATGGGCGAGCCTTAATTCTAAAACTCGTCTTTCTTTTTCTATAACTTCATGTAGTGATGCTCTGCGCCTTTTTGGTTTTACTATTACAGGCTCAAGGTTTGATTCCATGGTTCTACCTTCTCTCTAAAACCTTACATTAGCAGAGTAGCCACCATATAACCTAGCCATATTCCAAAGATTGCGAGTATGCCAATAATTGAAGTTGGAGCAGGGAGAGGAAGTTTTAGCCATGTAGTTATAACTCCCAATCCCATGCCCACAACTAAGGCAAGAAAGCCTTGTTTGATCATTGGTATCTAACTGCCGTTGTGGTCATTTGTAGCCCACCTCTTACTTGTTGGGTGGCTATAACTTCAACTTTTAATGGTTCAAGGGCTTCGTATAATTCGTTGCAGATTGTGGTTGCCACAGCCTCACCGAAAATGCCTTGATTACGCCATTGAGTTAGATATAACTTAAGTGACTTAGATTCCACACATTTCTGCTCTGGAACATAAGTAATTTTAAGTGTGTAAAGGTCAGGCTGGTTAGTAACTGGACACAGTGAGCAAAACTCATGTGTTTCAAATGTAATCTCCCTCAGTATGCCAAAA